GATAGATCAGCATATGCTGCATTACCAAACAAATTAGCTTTAGGACAACCATCACAATATTATGTTGACCGACAAACAACCCCTAAAATTTATTTATATCAAGCACCAGATTTAAATACTTATACAACTCTAAAGTTTTATGTAATTAAAAGAATTGAAGACGCTGGGTCTTATACAAATGATGCAGATGTAGCTTATAGATTTTTACCATGTATGTGTGCAGGTCTTGCTTACTATCTTGCAATGAAAAAAGCACCACAATTAGTGCAGCAAAACAAATTGATATATGAAGATGAACTTAAAAGAGCCTTAGATGAAGATGGTCAAAGAACATCTACCTATATAACACCTCAATCTTTTTACCCTAATGGAGTATAATGGCTAAATTTGCAACAGGAAAAAACGCTTTAGCAATATCTGATAGATCAGGAATGGCTTTCAAGCATACTGAAATGGTCAAAGAATGGAATGGTTCATTAGTGCATTATTCTGAGTTTGAACCTAAGCATCCTCAGATTAGAAGAAGACGTACTGTTGCTGATGCTATAGCTTTACAAAATACAAGACCACAAAGATTTCAACAACCTACAGATAGAAGTGGTGTTCTTGCTGATTCAGGAGGTGCAACTGTAGGAGTAGCTAATCTTACTCTACCAGGAGATTTTAGTTTCATTACGCAAGGCACATCTGCAATGAAACCTGCTGATCCATCATTACAAAATAGAAGAAGACAGTTAAATTTCAGTATTAATAAAGTGGAGGTTTCGATAAGCTAATGGCAATAACACACGCAAACTTTTTAACACAAGTAAGAAACTACACAGAGGTAGATTCTAATGTTTTATCAGATACAATTATTCAAGATTTTATTAGATCGGTTGAATTAGATGTGGCTGGTAAAGTTGATTATGATGATCTAAGAAAATACTCAACTTCAAATTTTACTGCTAGTAATAGATATGTAAGTCTACCTGCTGACTCATTAATACTAAGATCAGTGCAAGTGATTGATGGTTCTGATAACAGAACTTTTCTTGAGAAAAGGGATACAAGTTTTATATCTGAATATAATGGATCTGGTGCTACTGGTACTCCTAAATATTATGCAAATTGGGATGACTTTACAATTTTAGTTGCACCGATTCCAAGTTCTGCATTAACTGTGCAAATAAATTACATTAAAGATCCGCCACAATTCACATCATCAAACAATACATTCTTATCTACATACCAAGAATCAATGCTTTTACATGGTGTCTTAGCAGAAGCTTTTAGATATTTAAAAGGTCCTATGGATATGTACAACCTATACAAAACAAAGTATGATGAAGAAGTACAGAATTTTGCCCTACAACAAATGGGTAGAAGAAGACGTGGTGAGTATGATGATGGAGTTCCAAGAATAAAAATTCAATCTCCTACTCCCAATTAATTATTAAAGGAGAACAATTATGGCAATAACAACTAATGCAATTTGCAATAGTTTTAAAAAAGAACTATTACAAGGAAAACATGACTTTGATACATCATCTGATACATATAAATTAGCGATGTATACATCTCAAGCAACTTTAGGTGCTTCAACTGAAAACTACACAACTTCACAAGAAGTATCTTCACCTTCAGGGTATTCTGCAGGTGGTAAAGCACTTGTTAACCAAGGTGTTAAAGTATCTTCAGGTGTAGCGATCACAGACTTTGCTGATCTATCTTTCACAGGTGTAACTTTAACTGCTAGAGGTGCTTTAATTTACAATACAACAACTGATGGTGGTTCAAACACTACTGATGCAGTTGCTGTATTAGATTTCGGTGGAGACAAGACTGCTACTTCTGGAACATTTACTATTCAGTTCCCAGCATTCACAACTTCTGCTGCAATCTTAAGAATTGCGTAAGGATTAAAATGTTATGGCCACTGGATGGGGTAGAAAGACTTGGGGAGCATCAGAATGGGGAGACCTATCTAATGAAACCGTCTCAGTCAGTGGCATAGCATTAGAAATAACAAACGTATCATCTAATGGTACGGAATTTACTGCACAAGCAGACGCACAAATATCTACCGAAGAAAATAAATTCGGTGGTTCATCTTTAAAATTAGATGGTTCTGGTGACAGAATACAGTCTACAGATATAACTTTAGGAACAGATAGTTATACTTGGGAAACTTTTGCTTACTTTAATAGTTTTGCTAGCAATCAATGTATTTGGGATGCAGGTGAAAATGTTGGAGCAAGTCAAAACCCAGTTGTATTTATTACTTCAACAAATATTCAAATTAGCTATGCAGGAGGAACTTACATAAACGTTGCTCATGGAATGTCTGTTGACACATGGCATCATATTGCAATTGTAAGAGATGGAACTGGCACAGGAAATCTAAAAGCATATATTGATGGTACAAATGTAGGTACTGGTAATCTTGGTTCATTAGGTTCTGGAGCTACTAATCATGTATTAGGTGGAAACTTTGCTGGAACATTTACAATGAATGGTTATCTTGATGAATCAAGATTAACTAGAAAAGTTGTTTACTCAGGAAACTTTACACCACCTTCTTCTGCTTTAGATAATGATAGAAATGATGATATTTGGTTATTACATTATGATGGTACAAACGGTTCTACCGAAATAGTAAATAGCGCTCTATTTCAATATATAGAAGCAGACGGAAATGTTTCAGTAACAGGACAACAATTAACTGCAACTAATGCAGGTGCTGTTGGAGGTACTTCAGTAGATTTGACCCTTACTGGTATTCAATCAACATTTAGTATTGGTCAAGCCGTACAAAATTTAGGTGTACCAGTTACATCAGCAGGCGAATTACAAACAACAATTGGAACTGCAACAGTAGATGAAACTAAACTAACTGGAGAAGGTTGGGGTAGAGATTCATGGGGTAGCTTTGTATGGGGCGATAATTATTCTGTACAAGTCACTGGTTTAGAGATGACACTTACAGGCGGAGAAGAAGATGCTGGAACAGATTTTACTGCTGAAGTTGTAGGACAACAATTAACATCGACACAAGGGTCAATATCATTACAAATCGACCAAGATATATTTGTACTTGCGTCTGAGGATCAAATAGATGCAAGCATTGGTTCAAGTAGTATTACTGGAGATGCAAATGTAACAGTTACTGCAGCTGGTGAATTATCAACATCTATAGGTCAAGTGGTTCCAGAGCCTAAATTAGCAGTGGATGTTACTGGTATATCAATTACCATGACTTTAGGCACATTTAGCCTAGTACAGACAACTGTAGAGGGTGTAACAGGCCAAGAATTAACAGGTTCTGTGGGTCAGGTCGATGCAGTTTCTGTAGCGGAGGTTTCAGGCATAGAATTAACTGGATCTGTAGGCTCAGTAACGGTTATTGGAGGTGCGGGTATCGATGTAACAGGTATTTCAGCATCTATTTCTGTAGGCTCAGTCACCACGCAAGGGTGGAATGAAATAGATACAGGTGTAAATAATTCTTGGAGTGATGTTGACTTAGCAGCATAATGGCTTTAAAATTTACATATTACTAAGGAGAATTTTTTATGGCATCTAGTTATTCAACGGATCTGAAACTCGAATTAATGGTTACTGGTGAAAATGCCGGTACATGGGGTGATAAGACCAATACAAATTTAAATCTTTTACAACAAGCAATCGCAGGTTTTGAATCAGTAACTCTTTCATCTGGAGCAACTACTGCTCTTACTATGTCTGATGCAGCATTATCAAACGCTAGAAACATGGTGATTAAATTTGCAACTATAACTGCAGGTGCTTCAACAGTATGTACTATACCTGATGGTATTGAAAAATTTTATATTTTTGATGTAACTGCTGTAACTAACCCAACTAACTTAACAATTAAAACTGCAAGTGGTACTGGTTTTACTCCGGATGCACAAAAAATTTATGCAGCATATTCTGATGGTACAAATTTAAATGAAGTTTCATTAGATACATTAGGGGGAACGATTGGCTCGGCACAAATCGCAGATGCTGCAGTAAGCACTGCAAAACTTTCTAACAACGCAGTAACTACAGCCAAAATTTCAAATGCGAATGTAACTACGGCCAAAATTGCGGACAACGCGATTACTACGGATAAAATCAGCGCATTACAGGTTACTACGGCCAAAATTGCAAACGATTCAATTACACCTGACAAACTTTCAAACACTGCAGTAACTGCAGGTGATTATACTCTTGCATCAATTACTGTTGA